CTATGAATCATGGGCTCAAGTACAAGCTGATATGGGCGACCCAAGATATGCTAAAGACCCAGCGTTCCAAGCTGAAGTACAGGAGAAATTAGCAAACAGTAACTTATAGGAGATATACAATGGCATGTGGATATAAGAAAAAGAAAAAAGGAAAAGGTGGTAAGTAATGGCTAAACGTGGACTATACGCAAATATAAATGCACGCAAGAAAGCTGGTACAAGCAGACCTAAGTCTAAATCTACAATCAGTAAGAAAGCTTATTCTAATATGAAAGCTGGTTTTCCTAAAAAGAAAACAGTGAGGAAGAAAAAGTAAATGCCAGCAAAGAAACACCAAAGCCCTAGTGGCGGATTAAATGCCGCTGGTAGACGTTATTACAAACGTAAGACTGGGGCTAACCTCAAAGCACCTGTAACAGGAAAAGTTAAAAGAGGTTCTAAAGCAGCTGGGAGACGTAAAAGCTTCTGTGCAAGAATGAGTGGTGTGAAAGGTGCAATGAAAAAACCAAATGGAAAGCCAACACGTAAGGCTCTAGCTTTACGTAAATGGAAGTGCTAATAGCTGTGCTATCTCGTTAGATGGCAGCTGCCAACAAGTAGTAGTAACTTGACCTTCTGCGGAAGACAATCTTGGGGACGAAACTTAGAGGCGTTCAACAACAACTAAACTATAACCAAAGGAGATTTATTATGGCAAATGCTAGTCCAGTATCTGTCGGTAAAATCAACACTGGTGGTTCAGAAGACGCTCTATTTCTTAAAGTATTTTCAGGCGAAGTTTTAACTTCATTTGAACGTGCTTCAGTAACTCAAGGAGCTGAAACTGTCCGTACAATCAGTAATGGTAAAAGTGCACAATTCCCTGTAATGGGCAGAATTGACGCTTCTTATCATACAGCTGGTACAGAAATCACTGGTAGTGACGTAAACCACAACGAGAAAATCATAACAATCAATGACTTATTGATATCTTCTGTCTTTCTTTCTAACATAGAAGAAGCAAAGAATCATTATGATGTTAGAGGTTCTTATTCATCCGAAATCGGTAGAGCATTGGCTTTCCAAAAAGATAAGCACATTCTACAAACAATCGGACAAGCAGCACAAGCTTCTGCAAACGTAGCTGATTCAGGCTATGCTTCAGGAACTGTGTTAACAAACACTTCAATCGCTAGTGCTACAGCTTCTACAGCTGCTAACGCTGTGATTGACGAACTTTTCAACGCTGCAAAACAACTTGACGCTAACTATGTGCCAAGAGAAGGACGTAAGTGCTTCATCAGACTTGAAGAGTATTACAAATTAGCAAACGCTACTAACGCTGTGAATGTTGACTTTAGTGGTCAAGGTTCTATTGCTGAAGGTAGAGTATTGAAGATTGCTGGTATTGAATTAGTACCAACACCACACTTTGTGGCTTCAGACTTCTCAGCTTCAACAAACGTTGATGGCGGTTCTGCTACAGCTGGTGGTTCAAACCCACAACAAGTTAACTTAGCTAACTATGTTGCTCTAGTTTGTCACCCTTCAGCAGCTGGTACTGTTAAGCTCATGGACTTAGCAACTGAAATGGAATATGACATAAGACGTCAAGGTACATTGATGGTAGCTAAATATGCTATGGGTCACGGCGTGCTCAGACCTGAAGCAGCTGTAGGTATTAAAGAAGCTTAATCGTTTCTTATACTTAACCTTGAGGGGATGGCTTATGCTGTCCCCTCTTTACTGAGGAAATTATGGCAACACAAATAACACCAACTACCGAGTTACAAGCTATCAACACTATGCTCTCTGCTATTGGAGAAGCACCTGTTAACTCAATTAGCGGCGTAACAAACGTAGATGTATCTGTCGCTATAAATATCTTAGATGAAACTAGCCTTTCTGTACAAAGTGAAGGCTGGAACTTTAACACAGAATACAATGTAACTTACTCAATAGATGATGATAGTAAGATTCCATTACCTTCCAACTGCGTCCAAGCTGACGCTCACGCAACGCACAGATATCAAAACGTAGTTATACGTGATGGTAAACTGTATGACCTAGATAACCACACAGACGTTTTTACAATCGTCCCACCATTAGATGTTGTACTGATACAACAATTTGAACAACTACCTGAATACGCTAGACGCTATATTACAGTAAAAGCAGCTAGACGTTTTGCAGCTAGATTTATTGGTGATGCTGGTTTATCTGAGTTAATGAGCATAGATGAACAGGAAGCTTATAATAACTTTAAGCAATCTGATTCTAGAAGTGAAGATGTAAACATACTAGAAGGTGATGCAAATACATATTCTATAATTAACAGACCACCTAGAAGGACTTATTAATGGCAGTAGTTTCTCAGTCGATACCTAACTTTCTGAATGGTATAAGCCAACAAACACCTACCCAACGTGGTATTAATCAAGGTGAAGAACAGATTAATTGTCAAAACAATATAATCAAAGGCTTAGGCAAACGCCCACCATCAGAATATATAGCTACACTAGATGCTACAAATGTGTTTCCTAACACTACAAAGATATGGAGCATACAAAGAGATGAGAACAATAAGTACATTGTTGCATTTTACAACGGTGGGGTAAAAGTTTTTGACTTACAAGGTAATGAGAAGACTGTAAGCTACCCTGATGGTACGTCTTATCTTACAACTACCAATCCTAAGGATGACCTTAAGATGGTCAACATTGCTGACTATACTTTTGTATCTAACAAATCTATAACACCAGCACAAAGTGGTTCAACTACAGCAGCTAAAGAAGAATACTTTTATGTAGTGTTTAAGGTGACTAACTTTGGTAGAGAGTATGCAATACATCTTACTCACCCTGATTTACCTTACGGTATCAATGCAATCATACAAATGCCTGATGGCAGTGATGCTAACCATGACACACAGTTTAGAGACACAGCAAAGCTTATAGATATATTTAGATATGGTACAAGCAGCACTTATTGGGACTCTTCTTCTAGTATAGAATTTAAGTTAACTAGAAATGACACAGGGGCAACACTAACTACAACACAAGGCTTAAGCACATATTCAGCAGTCACAGCTGAGTTTACATTTACAGAACACCAGTCTGCACTGCGTGGTTATGTAGTAGACCAAAACGCTAGCTACACAGTAGAGACACATGATGGAGCGGGTAATGCTGAACTATATGCTGTTAAAGATGAAATACAAGATTTTACTAAGCTACCTTATTATGCAAAGTTAAATGATAAGATTAAAGTAACAGGTGACGCTGGTGATACAACATCAGATTACTATGTTAACTATGTAGGCAATGGTGTTTGGGAAGAATGTATAGCACCTGACACAAGTACAGGTCTTAATGATGCTACTATGCCACACGCTCTTATTAACAACAATGATGGGACATTTACTTTTGCTAAACAAAGCTATACAGAAAGAGACGCTGGTGATGATACAACAAACCCTGACCCTACATTTGTAGGACAAACAATACAGAACCTTACATTCTATAAAAATAGACTAGGTATATTAGCTGGAGAGAACTTAGTATTATCAGGTAATGCTGATTACTTTAATTTCTTTGCAACTACAGTAACACAAGTATTAGATACAGATGTTATAGATGTTGCAGCTTCAGGTACAACTGTAAACGTATTAAGAAATTCAATATCATTCAACGAGACCTTACTGTTATTCTCCGACACATCACAGTATAAACTCGCTTCAGCAGCTGAGACAATTACCCCGACCTCAGCTGTGTTGAATGAAGTATCAACATTCTCACACAATGCCAATGTAACACCTGTATCTTCAGGTAGATATGCTTACTTCTCACAAGTACGTAATGCAAACACAGCAGTAAGAGAATATTATTCAGACAATGATACATTAACTAATGACGGTTTAGATGTTACTGTTGCGGTACAAACTTTGATACCTGACAACGCTTATTCAATATTAAGTAACACAACAGAAGATTCTTTGATAGTGCTGTGTTCAGATACAGCTGACACTCAGACAGCACCATACACTACAGGAACAGCTGTATCACCTACCAATGCCAACACAATGTATATGTACAAATACTTCTTTGATAGAGGGGAGAAAGTACAAACAGCGTGGTCTAAATGGCAACTAGACAATGTTAAAATAATAGGTGGAATGATAGACCGTAGTTTTGTATACCTATTTGTAGCTGAAGGAACAGACACAAAGTTACTACGTATTGACTTACAAGACTTAGCAGATTCAACCATAGGTCATAATGTATATGTAGACCTTAAAACAACAGCAACTGGTACTTATGATTCAGTTACTGACCTTACTACATTTACTAGCCCATATGGAGCTAAGACAGGATTAATAGCTGTAAACGCTTCTACAGGAGCTAACTACACCGCCACGAATACCACAGGTTCAACATATACAATACAAGGAGACCACACTAGTTTAATTATAGGCGTTCCTTATGAATCTAAATATACACTGTCACCACAGTACGTAAGAGAATCTTCAGGACAAGGGGCTATAGCTGTTACTTCAGGTAGATATCAGATACGTACTATATCATTTGACTATGAAGACAGTGGATTCTTCCAAGTAGAAGTAACACCTGAGAATAGAGATACATATACCACATTTATGAATGGTTATATTATTGGTTTATCAGGAGCAGTGGATAACCCAGCGATTTCGTCAGGTACTATTATTGTTCCTGTACAAAGTAGAAATACATTATTTACATTAGATATAAAGAGTAGCTCACACTTACCTATGTTTATTCCTAGTGCTGAAGTGGAAGGTTACTACCACAGACGTTCTAGGAGAATATAAATGGCACATGTGAGGCGGGCAATATCAGCAGACATAGCTTTTCTTGCACCTAAGATGAGGCAAGCAGACAGAGACGAAATCAAAGCATCAGATAACATAGGGGCTGCTGAGGCTCTTATGACACCTTTCCAAGAAAAAGGACATAGAACATGGAGTGTCATAGGAACAGAAGAGGAATATGTTGTAGGCATGTTTGGTAGTGTACCAACGTTAGACCGTGACTATGGTGTAGCTTGGTTATTATCTAGTGATGAGTTATTTAATTACAAGAAAGAATTTATAAAACAATCACCTGAATGGGTGGCACAAATGGGAAAAGGTTATAAATATTTATTTAACTATGTAGATGTTAGAAATGATAAGTCTATTAAGTGGCTTAAACATTTAGGATTTAAAACAATAAGACGAGAGGAACAATATGGCAAAGGTAAAATGCCATTCTATTTAATGATGAAGGAGATAATATGTGTGGCGTAGCTGAAGCAATGGCAGTAATGTCAGTAATGCAATCTATACAGGGTTATCAAACCCAACGAGCAGCAGCAAAAGCTCAAACAGAAGCTAATAAGATTACTGAACAAAATGCTAACATATCTTACCTTAATGACATCCAAAAGATAGAAGGTGAGAAAGTAGAAGCAGCTAGAGAATTTGCTCTTGAAGACTTTAAAAACAAAATGGTCTTACGTAAGAAACAAGCACAAGCACTTAACTTAGGCTTTGGTAATCCATTTAAGGTAGTGCAAGATTTAGCTGGAACAGCTGACACAGACTACGTCGAACTACAAAACGCTTTCTTATCAGACATGTATAAAGCTAATTATCAATATACCCAAGCATATTCAAACATGAAACAAACACGAGCTAAATACTTAAAACCAGTAGTTTCTCCAAATGGGTTAGGAACTATGTTAGAAATAGGTGTGACAGCTTTAGGTTATTCACAAAACCCCAATGCTATTATAAACCAACCTAAGACAGTAAGCACGGCAGCACAATCAGGGGCTGTTACTTATGGTGGTTCAGGTGGCTTTAAAGGGTACACTCCTACAGGTCAATACACAATTCCAACAACAACATTAGGTAATAAATAATGGCATACGAATCTAAAGTAACTAATAAATACTTCGGCACTACATTTGCTGGTGCTGGTAAAGTAGGTGTAGAACAAACAGAACTTGGTGGTCTTGTTAATTCATTAAAAAATGTGTCCCCACAAATAGAACAGCTAGGTACACAATACATTAAAACTAAACAAGACGAAGCGGCTGTAGAGATTAATAAATTAAAAGCACAGGGAATGTCAGCTGACAGTATTCAAAAAGTTATTGATTCAGGTTCTAATGAAACACTAAGTAATATGTATGCGTCTGCTACTAACAACGTGTGGCTAGGTAAATTAAAAGCAGCTGAGGATATTAATTTAGCTAAACAAAATTTAGCTAACTACAATCCTGACGAACAAACTATGGATGAGTTTCTATCTGAGTTTGTACAAACAGATTTTACAAAAGCAGATAAATATTATACTGGGGGTTACTCTTCTATATTCAATGAACAGAAAGCTAAGCTATTATCTGTTGACGCTGAAGAAAGATTTAAAGTAGCGTCTCAAAAGAAAACACAAAGCTTAGGTAACTTTATGTTAGCCAATGACGCTACGGATGAAGACGGCGTCAGTATCTTTGCTAAACTTCCACAAGATGGAACATACAGCAATAAACAACTAAATGACGCAGCTTTGTTTGCTGCTACTACTTTGTATTCTACAGGTAGGACAGTAGACGATTTAGATAAAGCAATAGAGTATCTAAACGCTGACAGAGGCACTGGTAAGAATGGTCAAAAACTAGGGTCGTTGTTATCAGCCAATAATAAAGACGCAACAGCCCTAAAAAATAAAATAGAAAACAGAAGATATACCTTAATGCAACAGAGTCGTCAACTTAGAAAGTATCAAGAAGAGGATGAAGTTACTAACATATTTAAAAAAGCAATGGATATGGAAAACTTAACTCCTGTAGAAATAGAAAAACTCAAAGAAGAATTAGAAGTATATGGAAATGCAACCTATATAGACAATTTAATGAAAATTGTTAATCAAACACAATCACCTAATTCTGACGTAGCTTCTATAAACCAATTTAGAAGAAGGATAGCAGAAGGTCAATTTGGTAGTCTTGAAGAAATGCTAGAAGAAGTGGATAAAGCTGGTGTTCCTTATAATGATAGCTTTAGAGTGCTACTTAGAGAATCAGAAACACGTAAGCCTATTTATGATAGAGATTCCATTTACAACGCTAAAACAGATGAAATAGTTAAAGCTACATCTCAAAACATGATGGGTGAAAAAGATACACTAAAAGCTAGTGATGTTAGAGATTTTATAGAAAGTGAAATAATAGACTTTTATTCTTCTGAAGAAGGTAGAAATGCCACCCGTGATGAAAAGCGAAGATTTATGAAAGATATTAAAGAAAGTGTAATTGAGGAATTTGGTGTTGCTGGTCAAAAAAAAGCGGATAGAAAAACAGATATTGAAACACGTAGCGAAAGAAAAGAGCGTGAAGAAAAAGAAGCAGTTGAAAGAGAAGCTTTGATTACAAAACTTACCGATAAAACAACTGGTCTAACTCAAGACTTTGACAACACAGAAGTCATTAGTAATAAACCAATGTTTACGGATGATGATGATAAATTCTTAACTAGTGACGCTACAGACCAACGTATATTTAAACTAGATAAATTGTATCCATACATCAACAACTTTGTAAGAGATTATTTTAATAACGCTACAAAAGAAGATTTATCTCAATATTGGAGCTCATTAGAAGAATCTGAAGTAAAAAACTTTTACAAGGTCTTAGCAGACACTCTACAGGTATCACCTGAAGATGTACAAAAAGCACTAGGAGATTATAAATAATGGTAGATTACACCACCAACCCTTTTGAAACACAACAAAAAGAAGACGCTAATGACCGCCGAGCAAGAACTAGAAAAGCTAGGCAAGAAAAGTTACAAACAGAAAACTTAAGAAAAGCTGAAACAGAAATGCGTGCTCTAGATGAAATACAATCAGAAAGATTTATTGAAACAGCTAGAAGTTATTATAACTATAGAGAAGGAACAGAAGAGTACAATGATTATTCTTCAGCTGATGTCTTAGAAAAGTTTTATGAAGACAGAACATGGGGAAACTATAACACCTTTGCTATGGGGGCAGACGTTGCTTCTACATCTACCGAAGAAGATAATGATAGATTAAAACAGTTTGCATACTTACAACAAACCTTTGAAGCACTGCCATCATTTTGGAATGACCCTAATAGGACATTTGGTGAGTGGTTAGTAGACGCTGGGGGAGCAATGATAGCTGACCCTATAAATTTAATAGGTGCTGGTGTAGGTGGTATAGCTTCTAAAGAAGCATTTAAACAAGCTTTAAAACAACAGCTTAAAGGTAAGATGGCTAAAGAGATTACTGATAAGCAAATTAAAGAAGCAGCTAAACAAGCACAAAAGGAAGCATTAGGTAAAGCAGCTAAGAAAGGAGCAGTTATAGAAGGTTCTATATCAGCTTTTGCTGGTGGAACACATGACACTTTACTACAAGTTAATGCTATTAACACAGGTGTACAAGACGAATTTACTTATAAACAAATGGGGGTAGCAGCTGGTGTCAGTGGTGCATTTGGGACAGCTTTTGGTGCTGGTACATCTGCATTTAGTTTTAAACTAACAAGCAAGCAAATGCAAAACACAGCTGTAAAACAATTAAAAGATTTACATGACTACGGTGTCGACACTACAACAGGTAGAACCTTATTTAAGGACTTAACAGAGGTGAAACAATCACCTATGCTGTATAAGAATAAACCTAAAAAAGCCAAAGATGACCCATCTTTTAGTAAAATAGAGATGGACACCGACAATCCCACCTTTATAAAAAACCTTAGAGACATACCGCTAGGAAGGGGAAAACCACCTTATAAAGATTTTAACTATGACAGAATGGATGACCCTAAAAATGCACAGCTGTTAGATAGGATTATTCAAGAAACATCTTTAGAATTAAAATCACCTAAAGTCTCTCTAAAACAAATGCGAGAAATAGCTGAAGAAATGGGATTAGACCCTGAAGAAATAATGAGAAGAGGTGAGGATTTAGCGTCACAAAAAGATATGTTTGCTGTAGTAATTGCACATGGTAATTTGATACAACGTCAATTATATGAAGTACAAATGCTAAGTAACAGACTTAACAGACCTGATTTATCAGATGTGGATAGAAAACAATTAGTAGAAGAAAGTGTAAAACGATTATCATTAGTGCGTTCACTAGCTAAAAAGCAAAAAGAAATTCAAGAAAACCCAGCAAGGGCAACTACAGCTGGACGAGTTACAAAAACAGCAATGGAAGCTGCTGATTTAAAAGCAGACCCACAAGACCCTGTAATGAAAAGACTTTTAGAAGATGACCCTGAAGAGTTTTTAAAACGTATTGCATTATTAGACGACGACAAACAAATAATAATAGCATTAGATAATGTTAAGAATTTTAAAAAGTTAGATTTAGCAGCTGAGTATGTTAACAATAACCTGTTGTCTTCTCCTGATACTCATATACTAAACATTATGTCAGGTATGACTCAGTACATACACAAACCTTTTGTAATGGCGTTCAAAGCTGCTAACCTTGCAAAACATGATAGACAACGTGCACAAGCAGTATTTAGAGAAGCTTACAACACATTAGCTATGCAGTTTGCGTATACAGGACACGCTTTATCTAGAGCAAAAGCTGCATTTATACAAGGAAGACCTTTACTAGATAGACAACAATTAAAGGTAGATAGCAACATTAGACAAGGACAACTACAAAGATGGTTAAACGCTAGTGCAGAACTGATAACAACACCACTAGGTAGAACAGGGGCACTAATGCAAAAGTAT